GGAATGAATAAACCATCAGCTGAAGAATTAAAGCTGTTGCTCCGTGAACAGGAATTAAAATTACAAGCAGCAGCTCAAGATAACTTTTTAAATTTTGTTAGGGTAATGTGGCCAGATTTTGTCAAAGGCCCCCACCACTCAAAAACGGCCGCCAAGCTTCAAGAATTAGCGGACGGCAAAATAAAAAGATTAATTGTAAACATGCCGCCCAGGCACACAAAGTCAGAGTTTGCATCATTTTTGTTCCCTGCTTTCATGATGGGAATAAATCCCAAATTAAAAATTATACAAACAACACACACCGCGGAACTCGCTTACCGGTTCGGTCGTAAAGTCAGAAACTTAATGGGAACTGGAGAATATAAAAATGTTTTTGAAAATGTAAACTTAAGTGCAGACAGTAAAGCGGCGGGACGTTGGGAAACAAACTATGGTGGAGAATATTTTGCTGCGGGTGTTGGTGGTGCAATCACGGGCCGTGGTGCGGATCTCTTGATTATTGATGACCCTCACTCGGAACAAGATGCGCTGTCCGAGACAGCCATGGATAGTGCGTATGAGTGGTATACCTCTGGACCTAGACAACGTTTACAGCCAGGAGGTAGAATTCTTATTGTTATGACACGTTGGTCTACGAAAGATTTGACTGGTCAGTTGATGAAAGCACAAACAGAACCCAAAGCAGATCAATGGGAAGTTGTAGAGTTCCCTGCTATTTTGCCAAGTAATGAACCTATTTGGCCACAGTATTGGAAACTAGAAGAATTGGAAAGTGTTAAGGCTTCCTTGACAGAACAGAAGTGGCAAGCACAGTGGCAGCAGAATCCTGTTTCAGAAGAAGGTTCCATTATCAAAAGAGAATGGTGGAAGATTTGGGAAGAAGAGGACCCGCCTGAAATGGTACACATCATACAAAGTTATGATACCGCCTACAGCAAAAAAGAGACCGCCGACTTTTCAGCAATATCGACCTGGGGAATATTTTATCCAAAAAATTCGTACAAGCCTCATGCGATATTGATGGATTGTAAAAAAGGCAGATGGGATTTTCCCGAGTTAAAAAAAACAGCAATGGAGGAATACAGATATTGGGATCCCGAAACGATTTTAATTGAAGCAAAAGCAAGTGGTATGCCACTAACAGATGAGCTACGTTCAATGGGAATCCCAGTTGTTAACTTTACACCGAGCAAAGGAAATGATAAACACGTTAGAGTCAATTCTGTTGCACCTTTATTTGAAGCTGGCATGGTATGGCGTCCAGATGAAAGATGGGCAGAAGAGATGGTGGAGGAGTGTGCGGCTTTTCCATTTGGGGAACATGATGATTTAGTAGACAGCATGACCCAAGCTATGTTAAGGTTCCGCCAAGGTAATTTTGTGGTGCACCCAGAAGATTATGAACCGGAGCAATTAGCAATAGGAATGCAACGAAATTATTATTAGGAGGCCACATGGCAGAAAAAGGATCATCAAGAGTAGCTCAACTTTTAGATTTATTGAGCGATGCTATATCAGGTGATGATGATGATAAAATTATAGAAATTGAATCAGAATTGTTTAGTATTAATCCAACGCTCCTTGAACCGCGAAAAGGAAAACGTGGTGGACTAATCACGCCTCGTGGATTTAAAAGAATGAAAAAAGGTAAACGAACTAAAACAAGGATTACATAATGGCCGTTGATAAAAAGATACAAGCAATACCAAACTTTAGAGAAGTTGATGGACCTAATCCAGAAGTAGAGGTTATGTTGGAACAAGGAAGAATGGGCCCTGACATTGACATTATTCAAGAAGAAGACGGCGGCGCTACTATTGATTTTAACCCAAATAAGGCAGGATCAACAGGAGATTTTTACGAAAACTTGGCAGACATTCTCTCGGAAGACGATTTAACCTCTATATCTACCGACTTAGTTGGTGATTTTAAGATGGATCGCGATTCACGGTCCGAGTGGGAAGATTCATATGTTAAAGGATTAGATCTTTTAGGGTTTAAATACAATGAAAGATCGCAGCCTTTTCAAGGGGCTAGCGGTGTAACGCACCCATTATTAGCGGAATCAGTTACACAATTTCAAGCACAAGCATTTAAAGAGATGCTTCCTCCTCAAGGTCCGGTAAAAACGGCAATTTTAGGAGTTGAAACACCAGAAGTTATCGCGCAAGCCGATAGAGTACAAGATTTCATGAATTATCAGATCACAACAGTCATGGAAGACTACACTCCAGACATGGATCAATTACTATTTCACCTACCTTTAGCAGGTTCTGCTTTTAAAAAAGTGTATTATGACGGAAATAAGGCACGATGTGTGTCAAAATTTGTGCCAAGTGAAGATTTAGTCGTTAATTATATGGCTACAGACTTAGAAACAGCGGAAAGAGTAGGCCAAATTGTTAAAATGAACCGAAATGAGCTTAGAAAACTACAAAATTCAGGGTTTTATAGAGATATTGAGGTAGAAGAGAGCGATGAAGAGAGCAAAATACAGGCAAAATACGATAAAATAGAGGGAGTAGAGAAGACAGAATATGCAGATAACGCATATACTCTCTATGAAATACATTGCAATTTGGACATACCAGGGTTCGAAGATAAAGACGCAAAAACTGGGGAAGAAACAGGTATAGAGCTGCCATACGTTGTTACAATCGATGAAGGCTCAGGAAAAGTATTATCAATCTACAGAAACTACAAAGAGGATGACCCTCTTAAAAAGAAAATACAATATTTCGTTCACTACAAGTTCCTTCCTGGTCTTGGCTTTTATGGTTTTGGGCTTATCCATATGTTGGGGGGCCTATCACGAACGGCTACTGCCACGCTTCGTCAACTTATTGATGCGGGAACATTATCAAACTTACCAGCCGGTTTTAAGGCAAGAGGTTTACGTATCCGAGACGACGATAGTCCTTTACAGCCAGGAGAATTTAGAGACGTAGACGCACCGGGTGGCGCGATCCGTGATGGATTGATGCCCTTACCTTATAAAGGACCGGATCAAGTTTTATTTCAACTTTTAGGTTTTTGTGTAGACGCAGGAAAACGTTTTGCTGCTGTGGCGGACATGAAGATTGCGGAAACAAATACAAATGCTCCAGTTGGCACAACGTTAGCTATGATGGAACAAGGCGCGAAAGTTATGAGCGCTATTCATAAACGATTACACTACGCACAAAAAATAGAATTTAAATTATTAGCTAGAGTTTTCAGTACAAGTTTGCCAGGGGAATACCCTTATCAAGTTGTTGGTGGAAACCAGACAGTTAAACAAACAGATTTTGACGACAGGATAGATGTCGTTCCCGTGTCAGATCCAAATATGTTTTCAATGTCACAAAGAGTGGCAATGGCACAGTTACAATTACAACTAGCTCAAAGTAATCCTGAGCAGCATAATTTGCAAGAAGCATACCGCCGTATGTATCTTGCATTGGGAGTGGATAACATTGAGGCGCTTCTTCCTCCCCCGCCTCAACCACAACCAACAGATCCAGGACTTGAGAATTCTATTTCATTATTAGGGAAACCCCTCAAAGCATTCGAGGGTCAGGATCATCAAGCACATATTGAAGCACACCGTGCTTTTATGTCAAGCATGTTAGTTAAAAGTAATTTACCAGTGATGAGTATTTTGCAAGCGCATATATCAGAACATATATCATTGATGGCGAGACAAACTGTAATGGAACAAATGGCTCCTCAAATGCAGCAGATGCAACAAGATCCTCAAGCGCAACAACAAATGCAAATGCAAATAGAAGCGGCTATCGCAAGACAAATTGCTGAGATGACAAACAACATGGTTGCCGAAGAACAAGAAATGATGGAAGGCATGGGTGAAGATAGTCTTGTTGAATTACGTAAAAAAGAATTAGATCTTCAAGCAGCAGAGATAAGACGAAAAGAAAAATCAGATGAGAATCAAATGGCTTTAGATTTACTAAAAGTAAAACAAAAAGAAAAGCTACAGGATGAAAAGATTGACTCTACTGAGGATATTGCTCAACTTAGAGCCGCTGTAACTTTGGAGAAAATGAATGCCGCAAGACGATCTTAAAACTAGTAAACATACTGGTTACGATATTTATAGAAGTGTTCGTGACCGTATAGATACGGAAAATTTAGACGCTGTTGAATTTGCTGCATCTTTAATAAATGTTGCTAAAATCCTACTTCATGAAGAAATGCCGTCGGATCAAGCAGAAATGTTATTTGATTTAATAAATAAATCTTTTTTAATTGAAAAAAATAATGTAACGTATCATTAATGAAAAAAAGATTAAAAACAGTACCTAAATCTAATAAAGGACTTAAAAAACTACCTACACTTGTTCGTAATAAAATGGGTTTTATGAAAAAAGGTGGCATAGCTAAGTCTAAAAAGAGAGGATAATATGAAATTTAAAAATGCAAAAATGACTACTGTCTCTGCAAAAAATCCTTTTCCAACGATGAAAGTCGGATCTGATGCTGCAATGACTTTCCCTTCTTTTGTTGTAAAAAACAACAAAGGCGCAGGTCCAAAAGGTCAGACAAGCAAAATGCAAATTAAAAAAGTAGCATTCAAAGGCGTAAAATAGTATAATCCCCACTTTAACAAAGGAGGTTCTATGAACTTACTAAAAGATCTATGGTCACACATTAAAGAGTGGAGTGACTGGCAGATGAAAGATTGGATCAAGGCCGCT